CCAACCGGAACCACAGGATCTACAGGACCAACAGGACCAACTGGACCAACCGGTTCCACAGGACCAACTGGAACAGCCGGTTCCACAGGACCAACTGGAACAGCCGGTTCCACAGGACCAACTGGACCAACCGGCCCCACAGGACCCACGGGTACAACCGGTTCCACAGGACCAACTGGAACAGCCGGTTCCACAGGAACAACCGGACCAACAGGCCCTACAGGCCCTACAGGCCCTACAGGAGCTACAGGAACAACCGGACCAACAGGCCCTACAGGCCCTACAGGAGCTACAGGAGCTACAGGAGCTACTGGAACAGCCGGTTCAACAGGATCTACAGGCCCCACCGGCCCAACCGGCCCAACCGGATCAACTGGACCAACCGGTGCAGTAGGACCTACAGGACCGTCACCAACATTTTCAACAACATTACAAGATGCTAACCTTACAAACGGTAATTTCAATGGATATACTACGAATGCATATTTCACAAGTACTCAATCATGGGATTTTGATAACTATGATTACACGGTATTATTTGAATACAACCAAACGGTATCCGTCGGAGATACACATTTACATTATTCTTGGTTTGACGATGTCACTGCCGAACGGTATTGTTATTGGTCGATAGACTTGATAGAAGGCACGCAATCCGTAAATGAAATTAATGAACCTGTTGTCATATTTTTAAATGGAATCACCAGCTCAAGCGGTACAATGAATGTTCAACACTACATTAAAATAACATTCACCCGCCCCAGATTTTCAACAAATACAATTTTGGGAAATGTTGAGCATAGTTCAACTGCAAGAGACTCTAATGGTTATCCAAACAGAACGTATAAATCATTGGCAACGATTGCTTATTCTTCAACAAGTGTTACAACGGGAGTCTTATCGTCGAGGTTAGTATTTTACAATGACGCAAGTGGAGGGGCTGTTGCCGATCAAGGTTATTGTAAGATCACGCGTAAACCACGCGCAGAAACTGGTGGAGAGTTTCAGTCAATCGGTTCAACTGGACCAAATGGAGTCACAGGACCAAATGGAGTGAATGGTCCAACCGGGTCAACTGGACCGGTCCCTTCCGCATCATTGGCTAGTACAATGTTGATAGGGAATAAGGCATCTACAACATTAGACATGAGTAATAACGCGATAACAAATGTTACAACATTGTCAGCAACAACAGTTACGCCAACAACGGTTACTGGGTGGGATGTGAAGTCGTTATTGTCGGGAACAGGAATATCTATTACCAATGCATCAGGTGCTTATACTGTAAACACAACCAACCAAAAAATAGCACTCTATTACACTAATGCAAGCTTCGTTCCAAGCGTGACGTTCACATTCTCGTCTATTAGTTTATCTACAAAAAGAATATCTGGGAGGGTTTATCTTGATGCAAACAGTGACTTTGAATATCCAGAGATTATCTTTAATGGTTCAGGTGGAGCAAGTAATACACTGACAAATGAAATCTCGTATTGTCTGTCATCTTCGGCATCTACATCGCCTGTTGCGAATGAATCACTGACGTTAAGTTCGTATCAAGACAGGGCGTGTGAATTTTATGATAAAGTTATGCCTTATGATTGTAGAATATTGATAGAGTTTGAAATAACACAGGTTTTTAATACATCATTAGATAATCAACTAGTATGTAATGGACGCGCATCTTTCTATACAAAAAGTAATAATTCCACCCCAACGTGGCGGGCTGTTTCACATTTTCAAAGATTCAGCAATCAACTCAATATTACTTCAATAAAATTTGCAAGTTTTTTCAGTAGCAACAATACTATTAAAATGGCATATTTGGATATGGATGTCATACCAATTCCAACGTATACGAGTATATAGAAGGATAAACATCGTGAAAAGTTTATATAATCAAATTATATAACAATGTTAAAACTGGTTTTAGGAACAACGACCGAAGGTGTCAAGATTGCGATTCAAAGTATATTTATTGATCCATGTAAAAGTGCGACAATCAAATATCAATTCATAAGAGTAAATCAATCCGTGGAAAATCATGATTACGTTATAGAAGGAGAACAATATTCCCGATGGGGGACAGACGATACTATTCTTTATCATATTCTTTGTGCCCGTCATAATGTGCAATACAAACAATTTGTAGAACCTGAGTTTATTGATGATGTAATTGTATGGCGTGACGAACAAACTGGCGATATGAAATCCGAAGTAATTCGAAAACCCAATCCAAAATATGTAAGTGGATCAACCCAATAATTATACCCATAAAATAATTATCGTGGATTAAAATAATAGAATGACAGATTATTCTAATCAAAATATAACCAACACCAATCTTACGGGTGTCAATTTAAGTGGTGCAAATTTTACAAATACCAATGCAACTGGTGTCAATTTCACAAATGCGAACATAACAAATGCAACATTCAGTAATACGTTGATTACTAGCGCAAATATAAGTACACTTACATTCAGTAGTATCCAAAAGGGTCAACTGCTTCTTCGGGCTGCAAATATTGGGATCTCATCGATAAATAATCTTACGTCGTTAACAATCTCACAGTTTAGAAGAATACAACCCGCAATTTCGTTACGAAGCTTGAATTCTATTCAAAGCGTTACTGTTGCAATACCAAATAGTGGAGGTCAAGGGTATACTGTATCGGTTACACCGGTGATTACTCAAGTTGTATGCATCTTTGTCGCTGTAAATCAGAACATCATAATATCTACATCAGGTACTGCTGTTAAGACAATACGAAGTAATGGAACGGTCATTCAGGATGTAGATAACGCCAATGCGACATTGTCATTTATGAAAGTCGGGACAACGATGTACAAGCTTTCTGTCGGTAATGGAAATGGTGTGATCGCTATGATTCCATTAGATATGAATTTGATTCAAGTGAACGGTGTTGGTATAAGTGATTTTATTTCGGTTAATCCTGGTCCCACTGGGTCCACCGGATCTACGGGATCTACTGGGCCTACTGGGCCTACTGGTCCCACAGGGCCTACAGGGCCTACAGGGCCTACGGGATCAACTGGATCAACCGGACCGACCGGACCCACTGGATCTACAGGGACTACAGGGACTACAGGGCCTACAGGGCCTACAGGGCCTACAGGGCCTACCGGATCAACTGGATCAACTGGACCTACTGGACCAAATGGCATACAAGGCTCGACGGGTCCTAGTGGTGTATCCGCAACAGCTCCAGCTGCGTACGGAACTTATCGAGTAACAGAAAGAAGTACACTTGGCGATTACACGCTAACTAAACAAACTGGTACCTTAAACGTGTCAAATTCTTCTTTTGTAACTCTTACTGGTGGTTTGACATATGAGCTAACTGCAGCACTATCTATACGTTGTGCCTATTCAGTATGGGCATGGCAGACTGAAGCAGGGACTGAGATTGGTACTAATGGAAACGCTTTTTCAGCTAACTCCGCTGATAATGGTGTAACGCAAGCTGCTTATGCGATTTACACACCTAGCACCGATACACGAGTTAAGATTAGATTGACTGCTATTTCGAATTATGTATCGACACAGGACTATATGGGTCAAATAAGTATTATACAAATGACCGCCCAAGGTCCAAGTGGCGCAACTGGACCTGCCGGACCCACTGGACCATCACCAACGTTCTCAACTACCCTTCAAGACGGAAATCTATCTAACGGTAATTTCAATGGATATACGAATAATGCATATTTTACAAATACGCTATCATGGGATTTTGATAATTATGATTACGTCGTATTGTTCGAGTTTAAACAAACTGTTTCAGTTGGAAACACACATTTACTGTTGGCGTGGTTTGATGATACAACAACTGCCAGATATTGTTATTGGTGGATGGACCAGATTGAAGGCTCGATCTCATCGAGTGAGGATCCTAGACCATTACTTATATATTTAAATGGCATTAATGCTTCTACTGCACCGGCTGTAATTAACCATTACCTCAAAATAACATTTACAAGACCAAAGTTTTCAACGAATACCATAATAGGTAATATAGAACATGCTTCAACAGCATTAGATACAAATGGTTATCCAAACCGAACGTACAAATCAGTAGCGACAAACGCATATTCATCTTCAAGTGTTACAACTGGTATATTATCATCACGACTAGTATTTTATAATAACACTGCTAGTAATTTAGCAGTCGCTAATCAAGCGTATTGTAAAATCATGCGAAAACCGCGTGCAGAGAGTGGTGGAGAGTTTCAGTCGATAGGATCAACTGGGCCGACAGGACCAACCGGACCGACTGGGTCTACTGGGCCTACTGGGCCTACTGGGCCTAGTGGGTCGACTGGACCGAGTGGACCAACCGGACCAGCAGATTATTTATTATGGTATGCTGGTAGTCAAACTGTAACAACTGCAACATACCCTTCATTTGATTTCACGAGTAAAGGTAAAATCGACCTTTCTCTTTATAATATTGAGTATGAAATTGATATTAACTGGGATAGAAATTCTGCAGGTTTGAACTTTGCGTTTATTCAATTGGGTTTGAATGGAGTGACAAGCGATGCATACAGCATAAATAACGCATATACAACATGGACAAATAACATTGCTGATCCCGCCCAAGGCAACGGTGTATCTTACTTTGATCAGCATTATAATCAACGATTTTATTGTGGTTATGCCCCAGGTCAGGGATCAGGTTCAGCTTATCGATACAAGTCGTTATTGAAAGGTAAATTAACTATGTCTTATAGAACATCTGGACAGACAACAGATTTAGCTGCTTATCCAGATCCATCTTTGGATAGTAGAGTATTACACAATCGTTTCACATGTGATTCCAATGTCATCGAATATGTTTCATCGGGTCAATACAAGTTTTATACAAATGCATCAGGAGACTTTGGTAGTGCACAGCAAGAAATTTCAGGCGCGTCATTTTGGGAAATGACATATTCAAATCAATACACTTCTGGTAGTTCTAATTCCATTTCAAACGGAGTATACTCTATTCAATTTTTGTTAGGTAATAACGCAGGTACTAGTCAAAACCGGAATTTTAACGCAAATATTCGTATCTGGCGTGTTAAACGAGCATAATAAAAATATGTAATAATATATCATAATCAAACCAAAATGTCTAACTGGAGAAGTTGTGTTCCTGCAAACCCTACAATTGAAGGGGCTACAAATATATTTTGTATTCTAAATCTTAATGTCATACCAAATGAAAGCGTCTCTGCTAAAATTCAGGTTCAATATCAAAACGGTATATTAAGTATGGAATTTGTGAATATAAATCAGCCCGAATACAGTGAATGGGGTACTCAGGATGAATGGATTTATCAGAAAATCGCTTCAAAGTTAGGTTTGGGAACCTTAATTGTTCCGCAAATATAATCAATACCATAATTTAGAGGATTAAACAATAAGCTCGAAAATAGTAAAGAATCATAATCCAAAATATGTTCCGACGAATCAGTAACCACAAAAACATATATAAACATAAACTTTATTATTCATTATACAATTCCCAATCATTTCAAGGAAGCGTGCACCGTAATTGTATAATGACAACGTCGTATGATTCAAATACCCGTGCCGCTGAGCATCCCCAACTTCTAGAAGGTCTGAACAAAGCAATTTCCGAGTATCATCTCATAGAAGGTGGATCGTTTCAAATCCGCGCCCAGGTGGCACGTCTTCGCGAGTTTGTCGCAAAACGTCAACCTAAATCCATTATGGAGATCGGTTTCAATGGCGGACATTCTGCGCTTCTATTCCTCTCGATTACACCACCCGAGACCAAGGTCGTCAGTTTTGATTTAGGTGAGTACGCCTATGTTTTCGCAGCAAAGAAATACATCGACTCTGTATTCCCCGGGCGCCACACTCTCGTAACTGGTGACAGTACAACGACGATCCCCAACTATGAAGAGCAAGTAGCTCATCGTCTCAAAAATCCGGATACAGCACCGCCCCTGAAATTCGACCTGATTTTCATTGATGGTGGACACCAAGACGATATTCCTTTGAAGGATATTCTTAACTCGCAACGACTCGCGCGTGATGACAGAACCATTGTCGCGATTGACGATATTTGCCGTAGTGCGTCGCGTCATGCACATTATACAGTGGAGCCTACGAAAGCATGGGATCAAATGGTGATTACTGGTGTGATTTCCGAAGACGGATTCGATGATTACTACGAGATCATGACGAGAAACAACGAAAATGGTGCGGATGGTTGCAAGGCGCGCGGAATGGCATGGGGTCAGTACTCTTTATTGCCTGATGCAGATGAAGACACTGGTTCTTCTGCACTAGCAGACGCAGCTGTTGCAGCTGCAAAATCTGACCCGACGCCAGCATTCAAGAAGCTTCGTTATAACTATTATCAAAACAGTTGTAAATTCATGGATCGAAACCAGATGCTCCAGGAGATTCATAACCAGCATCATCATACAAAGGACCTTGAAAAGTTGATTGCAGTAGCAGACATGTATCTCGAATATTTTCCTACCTATAACAAGCGTGACAGTAACTTTGTGAAGTTTTACCGTGCATGTTCGAATTTCACGATAAATCCGTTGTTGGCGATAAAACAGTTCGAGGAAATTGTAGATACGCCTTCTCCCACACCAAATGATCCTAACGGTGCAAACAATAGTGAGTCTGAACTTCCTGATAGTATTAAAAATGCAGCGATTGCAAATATAGGAATGTTGTACGGCTATGACCCTTGTTCAAGTATTCCGAAGATCATCCATCTTCTTTATTTTGGTGAGACTGAATTCTATAACTTTCAACATCGCTGCGTGCATTCGATGCTGCAGTACATGCCGAATTATGAGATCCGGATCTATAATGCAAAGGAGCCTGTTGGGAATGCATTCTGGGACGACATCAAGAAGCAGTCGCGCGTGACTATCCACAAAATCGACCCGCCAGTATTTTACGACGGGTTTGAATTGAAGCATTTCCAATATAAGGCGGATGTTGTTCGTCTTGAGCTTTTATACGAACATGGTGGAGTGTATTTGGACTTGGATATGCTCATTACACGCAATTTTCACGACGTATTTTCTTCAGGACATTCGTTTTATATTAGCGAGGAGCGTGCAAACGGTGCAGGCAATGGTGCGCTGATCAATGCATTCTTGGCAGCGAAACCCAAGAACGAGTTTATCAAGTTGTGGTTGAACGAATTTAAATCTGGGCTTCGACTTGGAATATGGGCAACGCATATCCGCGATTCGAATAAAAAGTTGTTGCAAGATCACCCGCATTATATTCACAAGTATCGTATTCGAATTTTGGACGGTAAACTCTTTATGGCTCTTCACTGGCAGGATACGGTTGCGTTTATTCATTCCGAGACGATACCATACGAGTTTCCACCCGAGTCTTATGGAACCCATCTTTGGGAGACGATCCTCGGCGATGTCATGAAGAAAAATGAGTTTCTCCACAAGCAAAAGATGGAACTTACTGTATACAATTCGCATTCATCACCATTTTATGCGGGTAGTGATAGGGATGTTGTATTGGCAGCTGCTGCAGCGGCCGCATCTAGTGCCACGGCAGCAACTGCAACAGCAGATCTAGACGACGATCTCACCATATATCCTGAGTATTATCATGACTATCGTAATGACCAATATGTAGATAAATACATTACAAAAGGCAAACACGGTGGATATTTTATTGAAATCGGTGCCGGTGATGGAGAAACGAACTCCGCATGTTACTTTTTCGAGAGATACCGTGAATGGCGCGGAGTGGCAGTAGAACCTGCGCGCATATATCAAGACAAGATTCGTAGTTGCCGTGCATCATGGGTGGCCGCAGCCGTTAGTAATATAACATCATCGATTACAAATGGAAGTGGTCGTGGCGCTATTTTCTATGAGTCAGTAAAACCAGGATTAAGTGGCTTGAAGGGTACGCTTGAAAACAATAAGGAAGGTGAAGAATGGACGCGGCTTGGGTTCAAGTCATATAAGGTGGATACGATTACACTTTATGACATGTGCTGCCAACAATCCGCACCGGATCATATTGATTATTGCGCGATTGATTGTGAAGGTGGTGAGCACGAAATTCTCTCGACATACTTTGAAGAAAACCAGGCAACATCAACCAGCGACAGTGAGGTTGATACGAATATTGGATTGGTTGTTACGAATAAGGTATTTCAAATCAACTTCTTCAGTATTGACATTACATCGGATAAGACGTATACCAAGATTCGCGACTTGATGAAGAAACATCATTACGAAGAAGTCATCAATCCATATGTATCGGTGATAAAACAAGCAAACAATGACCGTGGGTCAAATACGCAAAAAGCGTACTTCAAATACAAAGGTACGGATACAACCAATTCACCCCAGTTATCAGATCGTTCTCTTTCGTCGATTTCATCGGGTACAAATGCTACCCCTCATACAACACATACACCCCCTTCATCGCCATCTTCTTCGGAAGTATCTCCATCAAAGCCGGCAAACGCTTCATTTCTATTGCGTCCTCCTTTTGCAGAAGAGGTTGTTGCCATTTGTATCGAGGAGCGCCCAGAGAGAACAAAATACGTAAGCAATGAGTTACTTTCTCATGGAATCCGTCACTCACTCCTCATGAACAAGATAAACACGGAAGATACGAAAGTTGGATGTTTTCGGTCACATATCAAAGCGATTCAATATGCATACAGTAAAAACCTCTCATCCGTCATGATTGTAGAGGATGATATTGTGATTCGCGATAACATTCATGAACTCTCAACCTTGGCAATGCCCGCTGGCGGAGAGTGGGATATCTTGTACCTTGGTGGAATACTTACCAAGTACGACGGAATGGATCTATCGCGTAAGTGGGTGAATGGAACGATCTGGTGCAACCACGCGTATATCGTGAAACAACATATGTATAAACCGATCCTGGATTTTGTTGAATCATTCCCGAACCTGATCGAGCTTGAAAAGAAGAATATCGATTTCATGTATACAGAGTACCTCCAGCCCAAATACAAGTGCTGGTTGGCAAATGAACAATATATCATTCAGAAGGAAGGATATAGTGAGATTGATTGCCGTGTGAAGTGGGCAAATGGGTTTGACTGGAATACATTTTCAATGAAGGTTATTTAATGCTGTCGTAGTTGTAGTCGACAAAGGTGGTAATTTCACGGTCTGAAAATCCGTACGATGAATATCGTTTTGTGCGTGACTAGGTTCACGGACCATTTCAAACCCGGCTTGATAAAATGGATGTGGAAAACGGTCATATGCGTCGATATATCCGCGAAAATCCATTTCAAGGAGCCACATATCGAGAGGTGTTTTCATAAAAAGTGCTGTATCTGCTTCTACAGCTTCTAATAATCGTTTCGCACCGCGTTTACTTACGAGGTATGCACCCGCGGTGCGAAATAAAGGCGTAAACCAAACATTACGATTTCCATGAATGACGGCTGGTGTGAGATTTCGGCGTTGGTAGATTCCAAATGTAGTTGCTGGAATTGATTCTCGAGAGAATGGATCGGTTGTATGAAAATACCGATCGAGTGAATCCTTACGTGGAGATTGAAATTTGAAATAGGGTGGCGTTGCCCCATCAATATTGTAATTCGGAGTCCATTGACCACCAACATACATGACATCCCAACGAGGAGTGGACGCGCTTAAACCGGCAAGTGTGGACTTCATTTGATCTAACGAATTTTCTGTAAACATTACATCGTCTTCAAATACAAGTAAAATATCGGATTTTGGGCGTTGTGCATGTGATTTCCATAGTGAATAATGGCTTAATGAACATCCCACTTCACCAAGAACACGCGTTTTATCGCGGATTGTATCCAATAAATCGGGAAAGTCGGAATAATGTTGCGAGAGATTGAGACCATCGATCGCTGGGAAACGGCGATAATATCCACGGTCGGTTGCTCCATTCGCGTCATTACTGTTTCCATGTGGCGAAATAGTTGAAAATGGCATATTGAAACCGGAAATATCGAATGACATTGGCCGAAACAGAAACGGTATATGTTTGTATATATACGACATACGATCAGGTCTTCTGTCTAAATTTATGACTGCAATATCAAGTTTTTCTAACATGTTTCTTCAGAATGAAAGTACACACCCGATAATACACATTATAATCACTTCGATTTATACCATTTCTACGTGCAGTCGCATACCCCTAATTTTGAGTTTTTATATCAATCTATAATATCCACCGGCCTCCCCTTTTATTTAGGAAAACGACTTAAGTCCTGCTTGTGTATTTTATTTACCCGACATCATCGTAATCATCTGCTCGAAATTCAATTTCATTTATGTCTACTGCCGTGATTGATATTCCTACCACCGCTCCACCCGCGCCCACTACTGAACTTTCTCCTATAACATATGTTGTTACGACACTCCCCGTCGTCGCAGCATCTCCCGCATTGAAACCTCAAGTGATCGAACCTTTATTAGAGGAGGATCAAAACCGGTTTGTATTGTTTCCGATCAAAGATCATGCGATTTGGAACATGTATAAAAAACAGGTCGATTGCTTCTGGCGTGCAGAAGAAGTCGATCTCACAAAAGATGTCGTACATTGGAACACACTCAACAGTGACGAAAGATATTTTATATCCATGATTCTCGCGTTTTTCGCGGCAAGTGACGGGATTGTCATGGAGAATCTGGCCCAACGGTTTATGACCGAGGTTCAGCTTGCCGAAGCCCGTGCATTTTACGGATTTCAAATTGCAATGGAGAATATTCATTCGCAGATGTATAGTATTCTGATTGACACCTATATCAAGGATACTACCGAAAAAGACCGTCTGTTCAATGCGATCCAAAACTTTCCATGTATCAAGAAGAAGGCTGATTGGGCGCTGAAATGGATTGGAGACAAGCGCAGTACTTTTCAGACGCGTTTGGTAGCGTTTGCCTGCGTTGAAGGGATTTTCTTTTCCGGAGCATTTTGCTCGATTTACTGGATGAAGAAACGCGGATTAATGCCTGGATTGACATTCAGTAATGAGCTCATCTCTCGGGATGAAGCGCTTCATACTGAGTTTGCTGTCCTCTTGTATACAAAGATGGTAAAGAAAATGCAGCGTCATCGTGTCTATGAAATTGTCCGTGATGCAGTTGAAATCGAAAAGGAGTTTATCTCTGATGCGCTTCCTTGTCGATTGATTGGAATGAATGCGAAGTTAATGTGTCAATACATCGAGTTCGTTGCGGATCGTTTGGTGCTTCAGCTTGGTTATGATAAGATCTATAATGCGACGAATCCGTTTGATTTTATGGAAATGATTAGTCTTGCTGGAAAGACGAACTTTTTTGAGCGCCGGGTGGGTGAGTATGCGCTTGCGGAGAAGAAGGTAGCAGACACCGTGTTTGAATTCAACGCAGAATTCTAGATATCGGGAGGTATTCGACAATAAGTAACTCGGCGATCCCCCGAGCGGAGCGTAACGACGCGATAGTTACATAAACATTGCACGCATACCAAATCTGCGTTGTACTTGTAAACCAATATTCGTTTTTGGCATCATCGATCCACTATTTCCCATATTTCCTATTTGTCTAGGAATGTGTACTGGAGATGGCGTGGGTTTTGGTGCTGACGCGGCGTATTGATTTTGTAATTGTTGAATATTGCGTATCGCACTAGAAGGAGAGACCTGTATCTTTGTCAGCTTATCCAATGTCTCTTCTTCAAAATGGAGTTGAGAATACGATATATACGAATCAAATGTGAAAACATCGATCATATGTGTACCATCATATATCTTGAAATCCAAGTTGGTTATTTTATTCAGACCATCTATATTATTTGGCATTAATGCGGTTGCCATTTCATCACGACAAATAAGCCTTCTAAGTCCATCTGCAAATTGAAGAATATTCTGGTTTCCTAATTCAAAAAAATTACTGCGATCAATCACGAGACCAAACTCTTTGGCGCGTCGATGAATAAGGTTATCTTCGCCGCCCCAGGCCCAGAAATTAGGGAATCCATTGATTCTCTCGAAATCCACGCCACGAATTGAAAAAATACCGCCAAGTGCAAAACGAAATCCGTAGAAGTGCTTGATCACACCAAACTCTGTATGATAATTCAAAACATTTTTGTCATATGGAAGTGTGTCAACGTCATTGAAAATGAATATAATGTTTTTATAGTCATTGGGATATTTATTCTTCAATGCTAAAAACCCAATATTTTTCATTCCGCCACGATTAAATGGGCGTTTATCGGCTTGATGAACAAAATAATACATCCAATCTTCAGGAGGAACATCTGCCATTACTTTATCAATGTATGTACTGAAAAATACCCGATGTGGTTCACGATCACGATACGGTACAATAAAAACGAATTTCGGAACAATAGACACCATGATTGTATTATGAAATGGTATAATATCATAATACAATAAAATAATGTAGTTATAACGCCATCATTCATTCATTGAACGCCCGTTGTCGTTGTCGTTGTGGATGTGGCTGATTGAGGAGAATACTTTGAAAGTATCATTTTGGGAATGAGTTTGTCACGCATGTCATATAATTTCTTGTAACACTTGTTGATTGTCACTTCACTCATATCACTTACACGGTTTACGTCTTTTTTTGTGATGGAAAGATGACACATGCACGCGACGAAGTAAATAATGCCGGATGCGATACTATGTGGTGTATTTTCCGGAATCAAGTTTTGTTTTTCAATCATCACGGCTATAAATTGGCATAACTTCGTAAGTTCGTCGTTGATCGAGAGACGGCTACAATATCTTTCGATGAATGCTTCTGGCTTTGTCTTGCAAAAGTTAGTTTTCTCTGAATTGTCTAAATTGGATTCGAGTTCGTTGATGATACTCACCGCATTTTTGCATCCTTTCGTTGCGCTTGTATTGTCTAGATTGAAGATTGTTGCGATTTCCTTGGGTGTGCGTGGGCAATTGTGTATTTTACATGCAATGTAGATTGACGCGCCTACAACTCCGTCACGATTGAGACTGCGAAATGTTTTATGTTCAGAAATGCGCTTGTGTACACGCAGTGCTTCATCGATAATCATTTTCGAGATTCCCTTGTTTTGTGCAAGCGTGGTGATTTTCTGGAACATATCGTATTGTGCCTTCTCTCGATAGGGCATCGATTGCCACTCCGTATATCGTCGAATCTTCAACATATCTTGCGAGTAAGACCCGCCTTCGCACATAACTTTACATCCATACGATGATTCCTTCAGGAGTGGATTCACAGGCATTCCGCAACGCGTAGGATCGTTATTCTGATTGTCATCTGCACCATAATAACGCCATTCTGCGCTCTGATCGAGTGATTCGTCCTTGTATAGAATGCTGCATGCCGGGTTTTTACATGTGAGGAACCCATCATCGGTGAGAACAACCTCGCTAGAGCATACTTCGCAATTCTCTCGGATACCTGATTTACGATAGAGGCATTCCACGTCGATATCTGGTTTAATAAAGAGTGCCGATATTTTTTTGGAGGTATGGTATTGCACGGTTTCTTCATCGTTTGTTGTTTCTACAGTAGATGACAATGAAGATTCGGTCGGATTCGCTGACATTTGTTTTGGCGAAATTTGTACAACATCCGGTATATTCATCTTTTGTTCTTCAAGTAATTCTGGAGTAAATTCCTGTTCGATTTTTGACCATATACTTTCATCGTGGAGTGATCGCTTGTTTCGTTTCGTTTCATGTATTTTGGTAACGGGAGAATGATGTGTGCCGCCATATCCAGATGCTCGGTAATGACGAGTCATCGCAAATGAAGATGACGACATTGACGAACATGAAGACGGTACAAATGACGATGTCTGTAAAGGAGATGGTTGAGGTGTGGGTATAAACAGACCATGACACGAGTTTAAGTTGGAAAGCATTTAAACGGGTTTGATATGTACTTGTGTTATTGGTTGTGTTTATCCACTCTTTAAATAAAATATATATTGATATCTTTATATCAATTTTATTGTTTTTGATTGGTAAATCCGCGTCCATCTTCAATGAACTATTATCTATCATAATAACAAAGAAATCGATTCCATTCATTTATTTCATATATGGGTAACAATGTGGCAAGCTTATCCTCTTCAAACATGGATGAAATGCGAGAGATGGCGCTTAAACTCGATTTATATGCACAGCGTATTATTTTGAAAGAGGTTAAATTCAATTCAACATTGGGTGATAGTGGAAAATGCGAAAAGCTCATTATTATTACGAGTGAAGTATTGAATCGACTTCCATTTCGGTTGATATCATATATGGATCGTCGACATAAGTTGTTTTCAGAGAAATATGAACCAATTAATGCAATGGATCGTGCTCTTCTCATAAATACGAATCCGGAAATTCTGAAAGAAAGCAAGTTAGACGAACAAAACGTATTTAGAAAAAGACAAATGTGCGTCGGAATCGCGCGATTTTATGTGCAGATAGGTAACTTATTCAATGCGATCATGTCAACAATGCGACCCTATAATTATGAATACCTGCAAAAAAATATGCCGGATAATTTCTATGATATGCTTACATTTGGGTTGATTGATGGGCCAGATACGCGAAACAAAGAAAAAGCAAAGTACGAAACATATAGTATGGCTGGATTTACAAGAAGACAAACTGATATGAAAGAACAAATGAAACGATTAATGACAACTGGTGAAGTAGATATTAAAATAACACCAGGTAGTGGTATCTGCTCTATTAATAATGATATGAAGGCGATCAAAACAACACCAATGTCAATGACGTCAAGTGCATCAACTACAACCCAGAACAAGATAAAACCGTCTATTTTCTCAATGTTGGAAGAATTATATTTTGATATTTTTCATAATGCTTCTGAAGTGAATACGAATACTCCGCAATTTATCGCGATGAGTGAACGTATGAAAAACAAAATATACCGACGTGATGTTCAGGAAATATACCGAATTGTAACTGGAGGGAAAGAGCCGGGTGACGATATTCGAACATTTGCTGATGTGTCGCAGTATATTAATGATAACAACATAATCAATCAATGGTGCGAAAAAAACCGAACATTGGAGATCAATGTCAATAATAATGTGCGATATAATCCGGTTTTCGTCAAATACGTAAATCATATTCAATTGATGAACTACAAAATTACGAAACATCGGAAGGGTATCGTGAAATTATTAGACCGTGTGTTTGTTATTATGAAACAGAATGCAGATGTACTACATGAAATCGAAGAAGATTGGGCAAAAGGTAATTTTAAACGAAATTTGGGTTTTGAACAGGATGATCAGTATTCGCGCGATTTTTTCCGTCTTAACTTGAAATACAATTTTTTCATTAATCCCAATCTAACCGATGCGGAATTACAAGGAATCACAAATGAAGCGAGAACACGAATTGTGAAATTATATGCAGAAAGTTATAAGTATTTTTTGGCAGGGTTTCAAATACTTCAAGAATTACAAGAGACTCTTGGACTTGAGGCATTGGTGGAGACAAAAGAAATGTCGAAAAAGGAAACTGAAAATCTTATGTCAAATGCAAAGAATACTAGTAATAATAGTAATAATAGTAATACTAGTAATAATAGTAATAATAGTAGTGACATTTCAAAACGGTTTGATCCATGGGTACATCGAATTTTACCGCAACACAGAGAATTTTCAGATGATATTTATAAAGAAATCAAAGAGGGAAATATTGCAAAGAAGTATCGAGACATTTATATAAATCTTTATAATACTGCGAATACTACAAATGATTCAGCTGTAAAATCAAATACCACAAATAGTTTGAAAACATTGAACGCATATATGGTGAATAATATATTAAAAAATCCATCAGATATCAATGATGAAATAAGAAATAATATATTGGCGGAAATGGATAAGTATAATCCTGCAAAAAATGATGGTAAAAATAATTCGAGCATCAGTCTAAACCAAGAAGTATTACAAGCTACAGTGTAATAACCATGTGCTACTGTAGACGGTTCTCTAATTTTTGAAAATACTCCTGATTATATACCAAATTTCCAGTTGGTCGATAGGTATCAATTGGTTTGTATTCCTTCTTATCTCCTCCTGCTGCTGCTGCAGCTCCTCCATTCGCACCAGGATCGCCGCGCTGATTGTATAATAGTGAATTCGCGTCTTCTGGGGTTCGCGGAATGCCGACACCGCCGCCAAGACCGGGACCGTCGTTGTATTTTATGACTTTTCCTTCTGCGTCATATAATATTGGTCGACCAAATTCGTCGATAGCTGTTCCGGTCTTTTTCTTGTATTCATTTCGAACATAATTGGGTACATAATGAAGCCATGATATCAACAATAAATTCGGATGTGTATAACGCACCATAAAATTATTTTCCTGCAATTTATCAACAATATATGCGATACATCCAGCATGATCGTAATTTGCGACACCAAGAATAATTTCTGGAACGACATACCAACAAAAATGCTGGTTAGATTTTTGTCGGGATGTCAGTTTTATTTTTTCATGTATTCGTGTAAGTATTTTGTTATACGTGAATAGTTTGTTTTTGTCTTGTTCCTGCTTTTTTTCATACAAGTCATCTAAATTGATTTTTTCAACATTTTCAACATTATCACCTGCAAATTTGAACAAGTCGTCCATTATATCCGTGCGTATGTAATTACAATAGAAAATAATGGATATTCGCAAACGCGCAAACAATAATAAATACACATGAATAAGCATTATATAAAATGACAGATCCAACAATCAAGCATCTTGTAATTTCATCTGGTGGTCCGGCTGGACACATGATGTACAGCATTCTTCGTACATTGAATATAAAGGGTGTATGGAATATGAAAGACATCAAAACAATCTACGGGTCTTCAATTGGATCCTATATCGCAATCATTCTAGCATTGCGTTATGAATGGGAGGTTATGGACGATTATCTCATTAAACGCCCGTGGGAAAAGATATTCACGTCGTCGTCGTCGTCTCAGACATCATCCAGCAATATCGATTTGAATGAACATTTATCAACATCGTCCATCGCGGATGCTAAAAATAAATTGGAACACATTTTCAAATTATACAACACACATGGGCTGTACAGTTTAAAAGAGTTCACAGAAACATTGCGCCCTGCTCTTCAAGGAAAGGATATATCTACGAATATCACATTCCAAGAGTTTTACGATAAAACCGGAATAGAGATTCATTTTATGGTAACTGAAATGAATAAGTTTCAGAGTGTCGATTTTAGTTATAAAACACACCCAACTCAGTCGTTAGTAGAAGCATGTTATATGAGTTGTTGCTACCCGTTCGGGTTTGCACCTATTTACCGTGATGGTTGCTGTTATTTGGACGGGGGAATTATTAACGATTATCCTGTGAATGATTGTATTCGGGATCAGAAGTGCGGGTTGGCGGAAATACTTGGCGTAAAGGTAATTTGGGAAAAGAAACCAACAAAGATAACTGAAAAATCGTCACTTTTACAATTTATTTACACCTTCTTCAATCAGATCAATACTAATTTTTATGAAAATCGTCAAACAAAACCGATTCCGAATGAAGTCGTTTGTGTCTCGAAGGTATTCTCAATAAAAGATTGGATGAACTGGGTGAAGGATGAGAATTATCGTCGTGAACTGGTTTTACGCGGTGAAACGTTTGCGAATGTATTTTTGTCGTATCGTCGTAATTTTAGAGACTCGTCGACGCATGAGATCGATGCAACAATCGATACAGATACGTCGCTTCCACAACCACCCACAGCAATTACATCATTGTCTGAGCTATCAGAAAAACCCACCGAACCCACCACTGTTTCGCCACCGCCAGAAACAATTGAATATGAAATACATAATAACGATATGACGATGATGTAAACATCTATCTACTATTTTTATTATGTGGTACGCGGAAGTACACGACAGTATACAGTTTATTAAACCAATACAGTCTTAAGAAAATCTTTAATATTATCCTTATCTGGCTTGGCATCATATTCGATGACCTGACCATCTTTGACAAGTTTGATGGTAGGGAATCCATCGATTTTGAACTTATCGGCCATCTCAGGCTCTCCCTCACAGTCAACCGTCTTAAATACAACAGTATATTTATCGTTGATTAATTGTCCGTTCAATTCCGTTTCAACCTCGTCAAAAACTGGCTTGGCGGTCTTGCAATGTGGGCACCAATCAACCTTGAATAAGTACAGTTGTGCTACATTGTCGTCATTGGCGCCAATGCCATCAGGAGCAGGGGTTACCCCCTGTGCACTACTAAAGAACTTGTTCATTCCAGGGATCATATCATTTGTAATCATGTAATAAAGAAGACCGCCGAGTGCGGCAACTATCACGAGTACAATAATAATCGTTTTTGCATTTCCAGAAATCGCCGAAGTAATCGAAGACATCGTTGATGAAGCTGACTCTGTAACTGATGCGGTTGCCGATGAAACTGCCTCTGCCATTTACTAATGTATTGTTATATTATAATACAATGATGATTAATATGAAGAATAAACGAATAAAAACAATATGAAACGATCCTCATATGAATATATAGTGGAATAGTAACTTACAAAGAAACTATGATTTTTCGCGATAAACTAAATGGTACTTTACTAAATGTTCGTAGGGATGATTTTACCAACGATCGAAAATATTATCAGGAAATTATTCGGATTGCAAGAGAATCATCTGGTGATAAACCAAACTATTCATGTCCGTTTGAATACTTAACGGATCAGTAGAATCGGGAATCGGCGGGGAAGAAGATGGGAAGAAGGATAATAGAGAGGGAGTCTATTATAGTCGAACAACTACGATACCTAAAATCATGATAAAAATAATGAAACCTGCAGTAATGAAGAAATTGAATTTGAGGTCAGGAAACATATCTGTATCAAGCACTCCAGCTGTTCTCATGACTGGCTGAACTGCTTCAAATAAAATTGCCGATGTTCCAACGAGTAAACCGACGATAATAACCTTCATGACGATCGATGATATCGAGCCGGATGATACTGAAAACGGGCTTACAAAAAACAGTAAAACAAGAAATAATGATATACCTAAAAGAGTACACGAATACTTCGTTTTTTCGCTGTATTGTGAGATATAGTTTGTAGGGTCTTCAAGAATGGAAGTTGGCTCAGACATAATGGAATAGATAAATGTTTGATGAAATGAAATTGATTTGAATAATTACTGTTATATATAGCACTGAATATTTATAACAGAATATGAATACTTATAACAGAATAATTTTAATATTTTAACCTCATTGCCCAAAATGGATACTTGATCCCTGCTCCATGCCAATCCGTTTCAAAATACGTTTCATCGAATTCCGTCATTTCTGTACCAAATTTCTTTCGGACCACCGAAAATATACTTTGGTCGTGTCTGTTTTCATGAAATGAAGGGTCATTCGGTAGTACACTTTGTGAATCATCGATGAAATTATAATGACAACATCCGTCATACCACTTATTCACAATGTCTACTGTGTGATTGCATTTTCGAATAACATAAATACCACCGACAAGCTGTTCTGTTTCACGAACCTTTTCATCATTGGCTGCATCATAATAATCAAATGTATCCATTTTAGTCCATGTCTTTTCTAAATGTACTGTCCTAAAAGAAAGATTTGCGTATTCACTCTTATTGACAATATCGAAATACTCCAAGAGTCGCGGAGTACCTTCTGCGTTGATACTGCATCCTGCATCTGCGTAGACTAAAATATCATTTTCCGAGAGATTATGTAATGTTTTTTGTGTGAGGTAAGATTTCCAAAGCCAATATCCATAACCACGGGAGTTTGATGATAAGAATTCACCATGCTTATTCCAGAAGTCAATATCTTCAATGAGGCTTTTATCTGTATATCCGATGACATGATCAAACACATTGATCGCCCGGGCTTCCCCACATATTCGGGTAACTGCATTATGATAGCTGTCGCAAGGACCGCCAAATGTAATAAACCACTTCTGCGGGTGAGTTTCGCTATCCATGACTCTTATATGTAATTTTAATATTTGTATAGTATAGTTACGTGCGTTTAATTTGTTTATTTCGATAATAACATATGACTAAGACGCGTAAACGAAAGGTGTCAGTGTCATATCGTGCAAAGATATTAAGCGGGGGGCGGAGCCGGATTAGCCGTTCACGGCGTGGAACTGGCAGTCGTATTGATCTTGTAGGCGCTCTGCCACAAATTCCACATCAACGGACGAAAAAAGTGAGAGCATTTACCAAGAAGGATTTTCATAGCGGAGATGGAATGCTTACGACGGTATGGGGCCCGAGTATGTGGCACTTCATGCACACGATGAGTTTCAATTATCCGGTCAGCCCCACGCAAGAACAGAAGAAAGACTATATGGACTTCATACTGAATTTAAGGAATGTTCTTCCTTGTAAATATTGCCGAATGAATTTGACAAATAATTTAGCAACACGACCGCTGAAAATGTGTCATATGGAAAGTCGAGATACCTTTTCGCGTTTTGTTTATGACCTCCATGAAACGGTGAATCGACTACTGGGGAAGAAGTCGGGTCTAACGTACTGCGATGTGCGTGAGAGATATGAACATTTTCGATCGCGTTGTACCCAGGATGCGCCGAAAGTATTTAACTTTAAGGAGTTTTATCGGGGAAAGAAACATGAAAAGGGATGCACAGAACCATTATACGGGAAGAAGGCGAAGTGTGTGATTTCGATTGTTCCACAAGAGGTGAAGGTGCCGACATTTAGTGTGGATGATCAGTGTATCAAGAAAAGGGGGGAAGTGGTGGAAAAGGAGTAAATTATAGTGTAGTGATAGTATATAATTGCTATTTAGTATAAAAGATGGATGATAATACAGGACCAGGGTCAGCGCATTCATTAACACCTTCAGAACCAGCTAGTAGAACATTATCCGGTTCGAATAAAAGACCATCCAAAAATGACGACACAACCCAAAATAAAGAAAAATTATCAGCAAAAGACAAATTATCAGTAGCAGCAGCAGGAGCAGGAGGAGGAGCAGCAGCTCCTGTTGTTTCCAGCGCATCATTCCCGTCTTTCGCGGGCTTGAGCAGCCCTGCTTTCGGTTTCGGCTCTCAGTCTGCTTTTGCACCTTCTGCAGGCTTCAGCGGCCCTGTAACACCTGCTTTCGGTTTAAACTCTCCACCTCCATTGTCATCACGAGCAGCGGCAGGAGGAGGAGGAGCAGCTTCTTTTGGTTCCGGCGCCTCATTCCCGTCTTTCGCGGGCTTGAGCAGCCCTGCTGCTGTTAGTTCCTTCTCTTCAGGAATATTGTCATCACAAGCAGCGGCAGGAGGAGGAGGAGGGAGTATGGAACAAATATCACAATTAGCAATAGAACAAGAAGAAGGTTATCATTCTCTAATAAAACTTTTGGACGAAAATAAAGTCATTACAGAAGACATGAAAAATGCACAGAGCGAATTCAAACGAAAGGAAAGAGAAGTTATGGCATGTTTATCATTATTGCAACGGGAAGGCCCAGATCGATTTACCAGGGCGTCAGTTGCTGTAAATTCAGTAAAACGACCAGTAATTGCTGCTTCATGGCCACATTTAAAACCGATTCTAACAGGTGTAATTGAAGACATGAGTACTGATGAGTTTATGCGATCCTTTAGTTGGGCATTTACGGAACAAGTAAAGGGGCGTTTAAGAACAGTGCGTCGTGGTGATTTGTCAGATCAAGAAATACAACGACTACTTACAAATGGTTTTGACATGTTAGTCCAAGAGGCATTTAGTGATTCCATTTCTATTATATCTGCAGTACCTACTGCAGTAAACCAGTTTTTATTTGATGATAATCCAGCTGCAATAGGAGGAGCAATTGCAGGAAATATGCTTTTACAATGGGCAGGAACCGAAGTATTGGCAATGCTTGCTAATAATATTATTGGATATATTACATTTGGACAAATGAGTTTATATTCTGTTATGGAAAATTTTAGATCTCTTTATTCCCTCTCTCATCAAGAAGTACTTACTGCGTTCTCTAACTTGTTAATTACTGTTTTTAGAGTTCCTGTCATGATGGTGGATCCATATATTGCCTATCTTAAACAATTTACATTAGACCAAATACGTAATATGATAGCAACTATTGCTATTGCTTCTATAAATTTAGGTTATGGAAAAGGACTCGCTGAAAGAGGTATTAATAGTATAAAAGGGCGGTTAAATATCGATGCGCAGGCGGGGGCAGCACTGTTGAATATTTTACCTGATGTGCCTGATCCTTTAAGGCGCATTGTTGATTTTTCAAGAATTGTGCTTGATTTAATTAGAAGATCATTTATTTATTTATTGAATACTACTACTTCTCTTGCAATGGACAGTATTAAAGCTATGTTTTTCACAATATGTTTTACCAGGTCAATTCCAGGCCAAGGTGTATTTGACAGAGCTTCGGCGGGGGTTGCTCGTGCTTCGGGCAGCCTTGGTAATTTTGTTGTGGAGAATGCACAAGCCTTGAGTCCTCAAACCGATCCACAAAAAGAAATACTTAAATTTTTATTAAAGTGTCTTCAAATGAATTTTACTCAGGATTCCGAGCACAATCAATTATTATATCAAAAATTTAAGTGCGAGACTATTAATAGAATGAGAAATATACTTATGGAAATCCAAAATACAACTGGAAGTAAAGCTTATATTGGTGTATTTCTTGATGATGAATATGCCAAATTTTTAGGTATTGTTATTGGACAAGTCGATAAACAATTAAATATTGCGAATTTTATGAGTTTGTGTAATGCTTGTAACTTTTTTGCATCAGGCTTAAACTCTGCGGCTTTGGCAATTTTGGTAAGATGTTTTACACCGATTGTCAAGGCCGAGACTGTTGAATTTGACCCGAGTGAAGAGTCTATGGACCTTGCAGCAAATGTCCTTGCAACAGAGTTTAAACAAAGTAAAAGTGCATTAAACACTGGTAAAACTGCAGTAACGGCGGGAGTACAGAATTTTTCAGAAGAGGTATTACAACCAGCAATTGTGGCTGGAGGAACGTTTTTTTCTGAGGAGCCGCGGAGTGCTTTTGACATAAACTATGAACTTGGATTAACACAAGCGTTACTTACTTCAGTGGGGGCTTTGAGTGTTAATCATTTAGATAATTTAAAAAAACAACGTAATTTTGGTCAAATCACAGAGGAAGAGTATACAGCACTTTATACAGAATTTAAAACACCTATTGATGATTTTCAAAAACGATTAATTAGAATTATTTCTGCAAACCCGGGTAAAGAAGTTGACTCGCCTGTGGCTGGGATTATAAAATTTGCTCTTGCATCTTCGTCTGAAAAAAGTCCGCCACCTGGGAATTTAATGCAAGGTATGGTATCATCATTAGGTGAGTTTAAAAATGATCTTAAAAAAATAGCAAAAAAAACGATAAAGGGAGTGAGTGAGGCTGCATTAGTTAGTTGTACTACTTCATTGGTTAAAGGAGGCGCAAAATGTCTATTTGATTCATGTGCCGAAGTCATTTCTCTCGGAAATTCAAAAAGCCGTTTGTTATTTAATTCTTTTAAAAGTTATTTTAGACCAGATCCTGCAATAAGAGTTGATGCCCAGGCTTTTCAACGCGTTGTGGATGCCGTTCCAGCTGGAGATGATGCTATTGATGAAGCTGTAGCTGCTGCTGTTGGCGCTGATGCTAATGTCGTTGATAGGGCCTCAATTGAATCATCAGCAATAGCAGTATCAGCACTTGATGATTCTGCTGAACGTGTTGAGAATGAGGGAGCCGTCTCCGGCGCCAAAGGCGACGGGGACCAACCGGGCGGCGGCGGAATGGCCGCCCAAGGCGGAATCGTCTCCAAAGGCGACGCGAAGAAACACGGCGGCGGCCGTTCTCGTAAACGTTCAGCCTCTAAGCGCACCCGCCGCCGTAAATCCACCACCAAAAAACAAAAATCCAAGAAAAATAAACGACAATCCCGTCGTAAAGCACGTCGTTCTTCTTCACGCAAAGCTGGTCGTAAGTAAAAAAAAGTATGATCCGATCAGCTCCAGTGTGATTTACTGACCCGCAGAAAAGTCATGATCCTATCATTTTCTATACAAATCAGAAAAAATTGAAATACTTTTTTTTGATATCATCCAAACAGTAGCGTTCACGCACCCTCAAGAATGATATCAAACAGCCATACCGACAGAACCAGTACCAGGAACCGAATCAAGACCAACAATATCCTCCGTGATCAAATGGAAGAACACATCGAAATAGCCGAAGACTCTCAAGGCACCGTTGGTGGTATTGTGCACACCTGGACGTATCTCCCGGTCGTCGCAGCCGATGCCGCCACCACTCCCGACCCCCGCGAGATTATCTCGCAATACTACGACCTGGAACGAAGACACTGTCCAACAAAATCCAACCGCAAAAAATTCAAAAAAATCGAAACCGCTTTACCTCGCCACTACGCAATCGTTGCCGCATCCCGCCAGCCCCGCCAGTTCAGTTCTCTAACACATTTGCAGTTTCGGTCAGAAATACTATGCCTCCCGACTCAAGACCAAATCAGCTCGAAAGCCCGCGCACGTGTCCACACTGTTCGCGACATCACGCCTTTCACCCAACTCTCCATGCGTCAAAAGCATTTCATGATCGCGCACTCCGGACTCGCGCACCTTGTCGTCAAAAAGCTCGCGGGTGTCTTCTGCGCCAAACCACATACACGTCGTGCTGCATTGGAACGCGCTGACCTCATCGCCTCATTCATTTCATGTGCGCTCGCATGCGAATACCTTGTCGGCAACAGGTATTACTGCAACCTGCCTACCATACTCTCAAGTGAGAGTGATAACTTTGTGATCGGTTTGAGCAAAGAGACGACATTCAGCAACGCTAGTCTTCTGACTGCTCGGGATGTTACACCTGAGAAAATCCAAGAAACCACAGAAGAGCTCCAGGCACTCTACGACGCAAACATTGACAGACTCGAATGGTGCGTTGAACAATACAAACGCGGGTTTGTATCTCTCCAATCCATCCGAACCGATCCCGAGTTTGTCAAAATGTCGTGCAAATTCTGGAAACTCAATTTTCAAACGGCAAAGGCCCGTTCGCTATCGGAAGCGCGCATCGCTGCGGCTCGTGCCAACACATGGATCTCGTATTCATTTCTCAAAGAAAACGCCGAAAGAATGCTTATGTGTCGTTCAATTGTTGAAGGCCAGTGTCGTTTCAGCAGGTTCTGCCGGTACGATATCGCGCATCTCCTCGACAATTCAAACATGAGTTACATGAGTCTACTCAAGACACTCAGGACAACACAATTGCGACTGTGCAATGATGGAATGACAACATCCTTGCTGACTTTTGCGGCGATCGAACCTCGTATGGTGACATCTGAAATGGCACCTAAATTGGGTCACAGATACTTACAGTGTGATATGGCAAGTGCAGCCAACCACGTTCAAACTCGCGATCCAGTTTTCGGAGATCTTCTGGTGAAGCACCGCCAACACATCCCTCGAACCAACGAGTTATACATGGGATGGAATCGTTGTGAAATGATGCGAGACGATTCTGAAGCGCTCGAAAGAATGACGAGATACGTCCCGGTTCAATCGTCACTGGATTCAATGCGAACTGGCCAGTGGTGCTATGAAAAGAAAAACCGCGTCTATGTCTGCAGAATGATAAGGTAACACGGTAAACAGGTAGGTAAAATACGGTAAGTGTGTGTGTGTGTTTTTTATTCTGTTTGATATGGATCCGCGCGGATGCCACGACGAATAAAATTGAAATGCTTTTTCATGAACGAGATATATACAGCGCTTCAACCCAACACACACATACGAACGACGATACAATGGCCGACAACCAGAACCCCATCCGCGACCCCCGAAACCTTGAAGAAAATGGAATGAACGAATACGAACGGCGAACTGTGGAATGGAATCAATGCAACCAAGTTCAAGAAATGCGCAGACATCGAGCCGCTGCAATCAATAACACGGACGGCTATCGGACCGGCAATCGCATCCACCACATACGGTCAATTCAAATGCACGATCCGACAGTTTGGAACCAACTTTTCGGCCGCGAAATCCTCGATCCAGAACTCCGTGACTACGCTCAAGCATCGATGGATTGGGCAAACGATCAAACACATACACTGCTCTTCGCCGGACAAATGGAGGTGTCGCTTTTGATGCAAGAGAATTACCGGCCGGGTGTTCACGTCGCAATCTTCTTCATTCATCTCACCCCGAATCGCCGTTTCCGCGACGGACACATGATCCAAATGGAGTTTGG